AGCAACGCCGCCCGCCTGGCTCGGCGCATGATCAAATCCGGCGAGCCCGCCAGCGTCGACCTGATCGTCGAAGCCCTCGCCATCCCGCGAGCAAATGCCTGCACGTGGATCGCCAGCAGCGCCGCCCTCAAGTCGACGAGCGTCGCCGACCTCACCGCCGAACTCATCACCCTTGCGAGCCAGCCATGAATCGCCATCTCCTCATCAGCGAGTTCCTCGCCACGCCCTGGGCGCTCATGCCGGAGCGACTGCAGGCCGCCGCCGGCGTCCTGCACCGCTGGGCCTGCGGACAAACGGCCGATCCCGGAACCCTAGCCGCAATCGCCGACGACCGCCAGGCACGCGACACCCGCCGCGACGCCGCCGCTCAAAATGCCGCCGGCGGCATTGCCGTCCTCCCGCTCTACGGCATCCTCGCGCAGCGCGCCAACATGGTCGACGACATCAGCGGACCCGGAGGAACCAGCACTCAGCTATTTGCCCAAGCCCTGCGCCAAGCCTGTGCCGACGACACCGTCGGCGCCATCCTCATCGACATCGACAGTCCTGGAGGCAGTGTCTACGGCGTCTCCGAGCTGGCCGACGAAATTATGCAGGCGCGCGCCAAGAAACCGGTCTGTGCCATCGCCAACAGCCTGGCCGCCTCCGCCGCATACTGGGTCGGATGCGCCGCCGGCGAGCTCTACGTCACCCCGAGCGGCGAGGTCGGCAGCATCGGCGTCTGGCAGGCCCACACCGACTACAGCAAAATGCTCGACGAAGAAGGCGTCTGCATGACGCTGATCGCCGCCGGCAAGTACAAAGTCGAAGGCAACCCTTACCAGCCGCTCGACGACGAAGCCCGCGCCTTCATGCAATCGCGCGTCGACGACTACTACGCCGCTTTCACCAAGAGCGTCGCCAAGGCCCGCGACGTACCGATCGCTCAGGTACGAACCGGCATGGGCGAAGGCCGCGTTCTCGGCGCCGAAGCCGCCCTCGCCGAAAAAATGGTCGACGGCATTCTTACCTTTGACGCCCTCGTCGCCCGTCTGCAAAAGCAACTCAAGTCCGGGCGCCAGGAAAGCGCCAAGACATCCCGTCGCGCCGCCGCAGAGCGCGACCTGCAGCTTTTGGGCTAGCCAACAGCCCGGCACCGATCCGACGATCGACGCAACGGCCCGACGGCCGGCAGTGCAGCGAACAACCGCCTACGGGCGGTTTTTTCATGCCCCCCACTTTTGGAGCATTACCCTATGAGCAAGCAAATCCGCGAGCTAAAAGCCCGCAAAGCCGCGCTGATCGACCAGGCCAGCGCCATCAATGCCGCCGCCGCCGCCGCCAATCGCGACCTCGACGACGCCGACCTGTCCCGCTTCGACGCCCTGAAGGCGCAGATCGAAGGCCTGAACCGGCAAATCGAAGCCGCCCAGTTCCTCATCGAACAGCAAGCTGCCCTCGGGGTTGAAGTGCCCGACGGCGTCATCCGCGTCAGCGAAAACCTCGAAAACGATCCCCGCCGCGGCTTCAAGCATTTCGGCGAATTCGCCCTCGCCGTCAAGCAGGCCAGCCAGCGCAACGGAATCGTCGACCAGCGCCTGCAGATCGGCGCTGCCGCACCGACCACCTTCGGTTCCGAGGGAATCGGGGGCGACGGCGGCTTTTCCATCCCTCCCGGTTACAGCACCGAAATCTGGACCCACGCGCTCGAGCAGGAAAGTCTCGTCCCCTACACCGACAATGTCGACGTCTCCGGCAACGGGATCGTTTTTCCGACGGACGAAGCCACGCCCTGGGGAACGGACGGCATTCGTGCCTACTGGCAGGGCGAAGCACTTGCCGGGACGCAAACCAAGCCCAAGCTGCGTGCGGCGACGATGCGGCTGCACAAACTGATGGCGCTGGTTCCGATTACCGACGAGCTTCTGGCCGACAGCGTCGCGATTGGCAGTTACCTGACCAATAAGCTGCCGATCTCCATTCGCTGGAAAACCGATGAGGCCATTCTGTTCGGCACCGGCGTCGGGCAACCCCAAGGCGCCCTTGTCGGCAATGCCGCCGTCGTCGTCGCCAAGGAATCCGGGCAAGCCACGCAGACGCTGCAGGCGTTGAACCTCGCCAACATGATGGCGCGCCTGCCCGCCGGCTCGTTCGGCAAAGCCGTCTGGCTGATCAACAACAACGTCCTGCCCGCGCTCTTCACCCTCACGCTCGGCAACTACCCGATCTATCTGCCTGCCGTCGGAGCGGGAGCGATGCAAGGCAACCCCTACGGAATGCTGTTGGGTCGCCCGATCATCGTCAGCCAGCACGCCAAGAGCTTCTCGTCTCAGGGCGACGTCTGCCTGCTTGACCTCTCGTACTACCGGACGATCACCAAGGCCGAAGGGATCAGAAGCGACATGAGTCTGCATCTCTACTTCGACGCCGACGCCGCCGCCTTCCGAGCGACCTATCGCATCGACGGCCAGCCCGCAATCGTCAACCCGATCGCGCCGCAAAACGGGAGCACCAACCTGTCCCCCTTCGTCCAGCTCGGCGCCCGCTGATCGCCCGTAGTTCACCTGTTCCCGGCCAGCGCCGGGAAGTCCTTACCAGGAGCTTCACATGCACAAAAACATCAAGATCTCCGAGGGCCTCGCGGTCCTCGCATCCATCGATCCGGCCAGCATCGCCGCCAGTACCGTCACCAGCGCGTGGGTGCCGGTCACCAACTTTCTGTCGCTGCTGCTCGTCGTCCAGACCGGAGTCCTCGGCACCGCGGCGACGATCGACGCCAAGATCCAGCAGGCCACGGACAGCTCGGGAACCGGCGCCAAGGACCTGTCTCCCGGCAAATCGATCACCCAGATCGTCAAAGCCACCGGCGACAACAAACAGGCGCTGCTCGACTTTCGCGCGCAAGACCTCGACGCCGCCAACGCTTTCAACCATGTGCGCATCTCGCTCACGGTCGGCGCCGCTACCAGCATCGTCGGCGCCCTGCTTTACGGCCTTCCTGCCGGTCCGTGATCCGACCGCCAACCCGGCGATCAACCTCGGCGCCTCGACGGTCCTCTCGATCACCTGATCGTCACCGCCCGCAACCTGACGGCCCGCAAGGGCCGTCTTCCGGAACCCGCCACCCATGTTTCTGGCCAGCATCGCCCCGCCCGCCACCGAGCCCATCACGCTTGCCGAAGCCAAGGCCCACCTGCGCGTGGACCTCACCGACGACGACGCACTGATCAGCGCGCTAATCGTTGCCGCGCGCCAGTACGCCGAGTCGGAAACCGGGCGCTCGCTGATCACGCAGTCCTGGCGCCTCGTACTCGACGGGTTCCCCGGTGGCCGCGGACCAGGAACGGCCGGGCCGATCCTGTCGCTGTTGCCGGGAAATGCCATCCTCCTCGACCAGCCTCCCGTCCAGACCATCACCAGCATCCAATACCTGGACACCGGCGGCGCCTGGCAAACGCTCCCTGAAAGCGAATGGGTCGCCGAACTGCAGAGCGCACCGGCTCGTATCACGCCCGCATTCGGAAAGACCTGGCCCACCGCCTTGCCGCAAATCGGCTCCGTCAAAGTCGAATTCGGGCCGCCGCCGTTCCGCAAGCAATCAAAATCTGGATGCTCTTGCGCCTCGCCGCGCTTTACGAAAACCGCGAAGAAGTCTCCGCCATGCGCCAAGGCAAGATCGAGACGCTGCCCTACGTCGACGGGCTGCTCGACGCCTACCGCGTGCCCTGGATCTGATGGCTATCCGTATCGGCACCCTCCGGCATCGCCTGGCGATCCAGCAGCGATCGACTGCGCAGGACTCCATGGGCGGCCAGGTTACCACCTGGAGCACGCTCGCTTTCGTCTGGGGCAGCATCCAGCCGCTGAGCGGTCACAAGCTGATGACCGCGCAAGCCGTTCATTCCGAAGTCACGCACGAAGTCGTCGTCCGCTGGAGGCCTGATTTGGCCAATCCGCAAACCGTTGCCGCCATGCGCATCGTCCACGCCGGGCGACACTTCAACATTCGAGCATCGATGAACCAAGACGAAGCCAATCGCACGCTCACCCTCCTCACCGCCGAGGGCATGAACGATGGCTGATAGCGTCCACATCGCAGGCCTTGATACCTTCGCGCAAGCCCTCAAGATGCTGCCCAACAACATCAGCCGCCGGATTCTGCGTGGCGCCGTCGCCGCGGCTGGAAAAGTCATCCGCGACGAAGCCAAGTCGCGCGCCCCCGTGCATAGCGGCCAGGTGGCAAAAGGCCATCCGCCGCCCGGAACCCTCAAGCGAGCGATCGCGCTCGGCCGCTCAAACCGCTTGAGCAAACCGGGAAAAGAGGTCTACCACGTCTTCGTGCGCAACTCGGCCGTCGCCGGCAGCAAAGGCAAGAAGATCATCGCCGGCGGAAAATTCGACGCCTACTACTGGCGCTACATCGAATTCGGCACCAGCAAAATGGCCGCGCGCCCCTTCCTGCGCCCCGCGTTCGAAGCGAAAAAAGACGCGGCCATCGAAGCTCTCACACAGTACATCGCCGAGCGCTTCCCGCAAGAAGCGGAAAAACTCGGCTGGAAATGGATACGTAAATGACGACCAATTTCCCCGGCGGCATCGACACCTACACCGACCCGGTCGCCACGCAGACGCTGGCCACCAACCAGCATCGGCAGCGGCACAAAGACCTGCAGGACGCTATGGTCGCGGTGCAGGCGACCGTCGGCGTGAGTGGAAGTGCAGACCCAGCCAGCATCGAATATCGGCTGGCGGAAGCCGCGGCGCATGCGGCTGCGGACGCTCCGCATGCTGGGCATGCGACGCCGGACAGCGTAGCGGCGGCGATTTCTAGCGAAATGGCTTCGCACACGACAAATGAAGCGGGGCCGCACGAGCGAGGACTGGTCCAGACCCTGCTTCGGAGAACAACGAATCATGCGCTGGTGAAGACGCATCCGACGCGAGTCTGCACGACGGTTTCATCCGCCGGAGTGCCTGGATATACCAGTTCCTTGACAGGATCGGCGGCGCTCTCGATCGACGCCGAGCGGACAGACCCGGTAACAGGGCTGTCGACAGCGAAGCTTGTCATGCAATCCGGCGATACCGGCGCGCAAGAGCTGCGGTTCGATTCGATTTCTCCGGCCCTGACGCCCGGACAGCCGTCGGTGTGGATTATCCCCGTCTGGCTAGACGATGCGTATACCGTCACGGACTCATCCGTAAGCGTTGTCATCCGCACGTCGGCCGCAACGGCGCCGAGCGGAGTGAACTACCGGGATTACGGTTTTGGGGTAGGCATGCTGCACGCCGGATGGAATATCCTGTCTTGCCGCAACTACGAGAGAGTCGTCGGCGCGGCAGAATATGGCGTGGTCGGCCATATGCCTGCCGCTTCTGCTACGTGGGCGCAGTCAGGCGCGACGACCGAGGATTCTGCGATTCAGTCGTTTCGAATCAGGGTCACGGCGCCGAACCGAACCGTGCACGTCGGGTCGGTTTTTTTGGCGCCTGCCAACTGGGCGACTGCTGTCATCGTCTTGGGGTTCGACGACGTGCTCGACACAGTGCGCACGATGGCGCTACCTGTGTTGGAGCAGTACGGCTGGCACGCAACACTATTCCCGTCTGTGCAGTACGCGGGGGCAAATGCGTCATACATGAACATGGCAGCGCTGCGTTCGGCAATCGCGGCCGGGCACGACGTGTGGGGGCATTCGCTGACTCACTACGATATGACGAGTGGAACTCAAGCAGAAAAGGAGCGGCAAGCGCGCGAGTCCGCCGCATTCTGGGCTCGGCAGGGGATCCGCTCGGCCGCCCGATTCGGCTCGTTCCCCTTTCTGGCACATGATGCAACAGCGTGTCAGATTATGCAGGCCGCGGGATATGAGGTCGTACGCGCCGGCGCTGGCCGGTTTGTCAACCCCATTTGTCCGCTAGCTGACAAATACCGGCTTCCGGCTCAGACCATGGAGCTAACAAACGCGTGGCACTCGGATACGCTGCTGAATGGGGTCATCGAGCGCGGGCAAATCATGTTCGCTTACATGCATGGGCCGGTCGCGGGCGGTTCCGGGATCAATACTTCCCCCGGAGCCAATCAATTCTACGTGGACCATTTGGTCCGGTGGTGTGAATTGGTCAAGGCGGCGGAGGCTGCCGGGCGCTGCGTGGTGCTGACGGCGTCTGAGCTGATGGCGGCCTGCGGATTATGATCAGCATCCTGCCCCATATCGCCGCGAACGTCGCCCCCGGCACGCAGCTTCTTGACTGGTACGAGCCCGTCGATTTTACCGACTCGACCGGGCTGTCGAATGGTCGGCGGTGGCCTCTGTCTGATAGCTAGCCATACCCACGGTACTCAACCGACCGATAACCATAGACGTAATCATGGCTACTTTTGACGACCCCGTCGCCCTCTTCGACGACCCGCGCGAGTGGTTCGACGGGGGCGTCGCTGGCCTGCTGCAGGACGTTTTCGCCCCGCTTGCCCCGCTCGCCGTCGGCGGCCTGTGGAATCTGCGCGCCGCGCAGAACACCCCGGCGCCATACATCGTCTGGCAGCGTATCGTCGCCGTGATCAACAACAGCACCACCGGCGCCAGCAATCTGCAGAACGTGCGCGTGCAGATCGACGCCTACGCGCCGGACGCCATGACGGCCGCCACGCTGGGCGAATCCATCCAGATCGCCATGGCCGAGTCAGCGATCAACAACGTGTGTCTGTCCGCTCAGGACTTTTTCGAAGACGACACCCACCTTTACCGAGTCAGCCAGGATTTCTCCCTCTGGCTCACCTGATGCCCATCATCGACGGGCGACTACTCAAGGAGCATCAACATGCCATCCACTGCAATATCCGCACAGGGCAGCATCGTGCAAATCGCCACCGGCTCGGGTGGCGCGAAAACCATCACCGGTGTCGCCGTCGGAAACCCGACCATTCTCACCTCAGCGGCGCACGGCTTCTCCAATGGAGATGTCGTTACATTCGCCGCGCTGACCGGCGCCGACGCCGCGCTGCTCAACGGGCAGACGCTGATCGTGCGCGACAAAACGACGAACACGTTTGCCGTGAGCGTCGACACCACCGGCAAGACGATCACCGCCGGTTCGGGCACCGCGACGCCGGTCGCCTTCACGCAGATCAACAACATCAAGAGCTTTTCGGGGTTCGATGGCCAGGCCAGCGAACTCGACAAGACGAACATGTCGTCGACAGCGAAGGAGTTTTTGCTCGGATTGACCGACCCTGGGAACTTCCAGATCGACCTGGATCAGGACAACAGCGACGCCGGCCAGCAGGCCTTGGTGGCCGCCCAGATTTCCGGCGCCGCCAAGCTGTTCAAGCTGGTCCTCCCGAGCGGCGCCACGCCGACCGCCACGTTTACCGGCTACGTCAAATCGGTATCCTCGTCGGGAGGCGTCGACCAGATCGTCAAACGCGCCGCGCAAATCCGGATTTCCGGCGCGATTGCCTGGAGTTGATGACGACATGGCAATCCTCAACAGATCCGCGATCCTGTCCGCCGAAGACCTGAAAACAGAAACCGTCGCCGTTCCCGAATGGGGCGGCGAAGTGCGCGTGCGCACGCTCACCGGCACCGAGCGCGATGCTTTCGAGTCTGGCCTCGTGGCCGAGGACGGAAAGAAGCGCAATCTCGACAACCTGCGCGCACGGCTGCTCGCGTTGGCCATCGTCGACGAGCGCGGCGCGCGGATTTTCAACGATGGCGACGCGGCGCTGCTCGGCGGAAAATCCGCCGCCGTCCTGGACCGGATTTTCGACATCGCCCAGCGGCTCAACGGGATCGGCAGCCAGGCCGAATCCGCCATCGAAAAAAACTGAGATCCAGGCATAGGCGGCGTCAGCTGTTCCGTCTATGCCTGGCGCTCGGTTTTGCCCACCCGGAAATGCTGCTCGCCAGTCTCGACAGCCGGCAACTGGCCGAGTGGTACGCCTACCTGCAAATCGAGCCGATCGGCCAACTGCGCGAGGATTTTCGCGCCGGGATGGTATGCGCGACCGTCGCCAACTACGCCGGCCGGCAACGCGCCGAAAACGCCGGACCGGCTCAGCCGGCCGACTTCATGCCGTCACTCGAAGCGCTGCCTCGGCCAACGGAAACCGCTGTTTTGATGGCCACGCCGGAAGAACAGGCGGATTTGATTCGCAACACGCTGTTTGGGGGAAATCATGGCTAACCTGGGTTCGCTCGTCGTCAGCCTCGAAGCCAACATCGCGCGCTTCGAGGCCGATCTCACGAAAGCCGAAGCCGTTGCGAAAGGCGCTTTCGATCGCATCGCCAAAGCCGGCGACATCGCCGCCAGTGCCACCAAAGCCATCGGTCTGGCGATCATCGGAATCTCGGCCGGCGTTGGCTTGAACACTTTGGTTGCCAAGTTTCAGTCGGTGACTCAGTCCCTGGACGATCTGAAGGACATGAGCGAGAAAACCGGCGCCAGCGTGGAGAATCTATCGGCGATTGCCGGCGTCGCCAAGATCGTCGATCAAAGCATGGATCTGGTCGAAGCCGGAATAACGCGCCTGTCGAAGTCGCTCGCCGGTACGGACGACGAAGCCAAGGGCGCCGGGAAAGCGCTGGCCGATCTTGGCCTCTCCGCCGAGAAGCTGCGCAGAATGGACAGCGCCGCCGCCTACAAGGAAATCGCCGACAGGCTGGCCGAATACCGCGACGGCATGGGCAAGACGGCACTGGTGCAAGACATCTTCGGCAAATCCGGCGCACAGCAGCTTCCCATCCTCAAAGCCCTGGCTGAAAACGGCGCCCTTGTCGCCAAAACCACCGGCGAGCAGGCCGACCAGGCCAGCGAGTATATCGAAACGCTCAATCGACTGACGGCCGCCAAAGACGCGCTGTACAAAGTCATCGCAGTGCAAGTGCTGCCGATCGTCTCCGATTTCATCAAGATGCTGCTCGACGTCAAAAACGAAACCGGCGGCGTACAGCAGGCGGTCAAGAACCTGGCGGCCGATGGCTCAATCAAATCGTGGGCCGAAACCGGCGCCATGGCCGTCGCCCACGTGCTCGATCAGTTTCAGTTGATCAAGGCGGTTGCGATCGAAGTCGCCACGCCTATCGAGCGCATTGGGCGCAACATCTACACCGTGGGCGCGCTGGCCGGCATCGCCGTTTCCGGATCGCTCGACGAGAAGAAGCAGGCGTTCGCGACGCTGCAGGCAGAAAACGAGAAATACTTCGCGGGCCTCGATGCGCGCCTGGCGAAAAACCGAGAGCCAGTGTCGCTCTACTCGGACCGCCTGCGCACGATGCTCGGCACCTCGGCGCAGGAAGCCAAAGACCGCGCGGCGAAGGAAGCGAAAAAGCCGACGCTCGACGGCTACACCTCGCGCGCTCCGACGGAAAAGGCCATAAAGTTGGTCGGCGAGAAATCCAGCCCGTTTGACGCCTATGTCAAATCGCTCGACACGATGCTGCAAAAGCTGAACGAGTCCGAATTTGCCGCCATGCAATTGCGCCTCGAACAGCTCGCCGGCGCCGAATCAGTCAACCGGAATTCCCCGCGCTACACCGAAGCGGCCGAGAAAATCGAGCGCTACCACGAAGCGCTCGACCAGCAGCAGATCGAACAGTATGCGGAATCCGTTCGCCGCATGTCGCAGGAGTACCAATTCCAGACGGCCATCATGGGCGAAACCGTCGATGAGCAAAACCGCCTGGTGATCGCTCACCAAAACGCGCAGCAAGTGGAAGATCTGATCTTCCGTGCGCAGCAGGCGCACCGGCCGTTATCGCTGGCCGCGCAGAACGAACTGCGCGCGGCCTCAAGCGAAACCACGGCCGCGATGCTGCGCGACTACGAGACCCGCCGCGCCGCGGACGAGGATTGGCGCAACGGCGCCGTTCGCGCCTATGACGATTACATGGAAAAGGCGCGCAATGCCTCTAAGACCACCGAGGACCTGTTCACCAACGCCTATCAAAGCATCGAAGGCGCAATGGCCGATTTTCTCTTCAACCCATTCGATAAAGGGGTTAAGGGAATGCTGGCAGGTTTCGGCGTGATCGTCCAGAAAATGATCGCGCAAGCGGTGGCGGCGGACCTCGCCAATCGGCTCATCGGTACGGTCGGCACGCCAAAAAACGGCGGGCTGCTGTCCATGCTCCTGAACGGGTTCGGTGGATCTCCGACGATGGCCGGCGCCGGCAACGCTACCGAAAACTGGATTGACTCCGGCGGCCTTGCCAATGGAGCGGAATCTATGCTCTCGAAGGTCGCCGGGATGTTCCAATTCGCCAGCGGCACCGACTACGTCCCGCGCGACATGCTCGCCGTCGTCCATCAGGGCGAAAAGATCATCCCGGCAGGGAAAAACAACGGCCAATCCGGGCAGGTCAATCACATCACCATCAACCTGGGCGGCGCGGTCGGCAGCGCATCCGATATGCGCCGGGCGTCCGGTCAAGTCGCGCCCGAAGTGGCCGCCGCCATAAAGGGGACCGCGCGTTATGGCTGAGTTTCTGGAAGAGCGCCTGCCGGTCGACGTGCGCCTCGGCATGTCCTACTCCGACGCCTACGCCGTGCAAATCACCAGAACCGCCGGCGGCGCCGAGTACCGCCGGCTGGTTCAGCCGTTCCCCGTGCGCGTGTTCCATATCAATTTCACCAGCGATCAGGCCGACCTGTGGGCGCGCGTCCTCGCGCTCTACCACCGGGCCTATGGCCGGTTCGCCGGTTTCCGGGTCAAGTGCCTCGACGACTTCAGCACCAACAACCTGACCGGCACGCCGACGCCGACGGACAGGGTATTGGCCAATACCGCCAGCGGAATCTACCAACTGCGGACCTACTACGGCACCAACGGCAGCGCGCTGCCGAGCATCGGTTATCCGGTGCGCAACCTCTACAAACCGGTCGCCGGAAGCGTCGTAGTCGCCAAAAACGGCGTGACGATCAATTCCGGACTGGCGATCGACACGACAACCGGGCGCGTCACGATCACCCCGGCGCCGCTGATCACCGACACCATCACCGCCGGCTGCTATTTCGATATCCCCTGCCGATTCGATTCTGAAATCGAGCTCACCGCGCTATCCCCGTCGGTCCGCGATTGCGGATCGATCGACCTGATCGAGTTGCTGAACCCATGAAACCTGTCGTCTCCGACTACCGCTATCGCGTGCTCTGCGTGCGCATCGTGCCTATCGTGGGTAGCCCGATCTACCTCACCGACCACCCGCGCGACATCATCATGTCCGGGCACACGTACCTGTCGACCGCCGGCTACCAGTTCACCGGCGTGTCCGCCACGGACGGTTTCAGCCCCTCCGCGATCGACCTCGAAGGCATCGCCGGCGCCTCGGGGATCAGCCGAGCCACCGTCGCCAGCGGGATTTTCGACGGCGCGCGGGTGTACGGATTTGCCACCTCCTGGCGCGCGCCGGTTGAAGACGAAGAACCAATCACCGCCGGCGTTTTCGGCAAAACCACGCTGCGCGATGAGCGCTACGTCATCGATGGCGTGTCCCTGATCGACGCGCTCAATCAGACCGTCGGCGACGTGTACGGCGCGCAGTGCCCGAAGACCTTCTGCGGCACGGAATACGCCGGTTGCGGCGTCTCGCTGGCGGCGAACACCGTCACCGGCACGCTGACCGCCGTCACCAGCGCCTCGCTTTTCCGCGACGCAACGCGGACCGAACCGGCAGACACCTTCGGCGCCGGAACGCTCCGCTTCACCTCTGGCCAAAACGCCGGTCTGAAGCCGATCGAAATCAAGGCGCACGCCGCAGACGGCACCATCGAGACCTTCGAGTCCTTCTACTACCCGCCGCAGATCGGCGACAGCTACAGCATGGTGCGCGGTTGCCGCAAACGCCTGGCCGATTGTCAAGCCCGCTGGAACGGAACGTCGACGTTTTCCAACGTCGCCAATTTTGGGGGATTCCCGTGGATTCCCACGCACAGCACCTATGCACAGATCGGGCAGGGCGGCGCGTGACGGTCGACGACATCATCACTGCCGCCCGGCAGTGCCTCGGCACGCCGTTTCGGCACCAGGGGAGAATCGCCGGTTTCGGGCTCGACTGCGCCGGTGTCGCGATTCACGTCGCCCGCCAGATCGGCGCCGGGCATCTCGATGTCTCCGGCTACGGCCGAACCCCGGCACAGGGCCAGCTCGAGCGATCGCTCGACAGCCAGCCCTGCCTGCAGCGCGTCGCGCGCATCGATGAGCGCCAGCCGGGCGACCTGCTGCTGATGCGGTTCACGGCAGAACCGCAGCACCTCGCCTTCCTGACGCGCGACGGCACGATCGTGCACGCCTACGAGGCAGCCGGTACGTGCTGTGAACACCGCCTGGCCGACGTGTGGGTCTCGCGCATCGTGCGCGTCTACCGTTTTCGAGGCCTTGCATGAGCAGCGGCGGGCAGATTTTCGGCGGCGTCGTCGGCGCCATCATCGGCTTTATCGGGGCTGGGCCACAGGGCGCGGTGTATGGCGCTCAAATCGGCATGATGATCGGCGGCGCGCTCGATCCGCCAAAAGGGCCGACCATCAACGGCCCGCGGCTCACCGATCTGACCGTACAAGGCAGCACCTACGGCGCCGTAATCCCCCGCGTGTACGGCACCGTAACCGTCACCGGGAACCTCATCTGGCTGGAAAACAACCGCCTGAAGGAGACGATCACCAAGAAAAAGTCGGGCGGGAAAGGCGGCGGTGCGGTATCGACCACGCGCACTTACACCTACTCGGCAACGTTTGCGGTGGGCCTGTGCAAAGGCCCGATCTTTGGCGCTCGCCGGATCTGGGTTGGCGCCGACCTGATCTACGACGCCGGGTCGGACGACCACGCTGCTATCATCGCCAGCAACAAAGCGGCAGAAGGATTTACCCTCTACACCGGAACGGACACCCAAGAACCGGACCCGCGCCTGCAGGCAACGCTCGGTGTCGCGAACACCCCCGCCTGGCGCGGGCTGGCCTACATCGTGTTCTACGATCTCCCGTTGGCGCGCTACTCGAACAGCCTGCTCGGCGCGCAAGTTCGCGTCGAAGTCGTCACCCTCGGCGCGATCGCGCCGCGCGTGTCGACCAGCAACACCCCGTACATCGGGGGCCAGTACCAACTACGCCCTGGCTTTGCCGACTGGGGCGGCCTCGCGATCAGCCAGTGGCCGTACAACACAGATCTGTGCCTGACCACCACCGATGGCCTGAACTGGTCCCCAGGGAAGCTGCCCATCGTCGGGCAGTGGCGGTACGCCTACGGCTACGGCCGGCGAATGTGTGCAGTGTCCGTATCCCCCGCCCGCGCGCTGATGAGCGAGGACGGTACGGCATGGACAGAGGCCGTTCTTCCCGCCCGCGACTACGGCCCGATCGCGTACAACGGATCGGTGTGGTGTATCTCCGCAACTGGCTACGCCGCACTCTCGGCAGACGATGGCGCGACATGGAGCGAGACCGCGCTTCCCTCATCGACCAGCACCCCGGAATGCTGCATCGCGCACAACGGCCGGCTGCTGATCAGCGCCGGCAGTCAGCAGGCCTATTTCACATCGGACGACGACGGCGCCAGCTTCACGCAGCGGGCGTTTCCGTTCGGTGCAGGGGTCGGGATTCGGACGGCCGCCTCAACCGGCTCCATCATCGTCGGTGTGGTAGGCACGACGGGGAACTGCTCGATCAGCGCGGACGGCGGTGAAACGTGGTCCACGCCGGCGGTCATCGCTCCAGGAATATCGACATGGCATACCATGTGCTACGGCCGCGGCTACTTTTTCGCAAGCTGCGGCAACGGCTTTGCGCTTTCGGCAGACGGGGTGACGTGGGCCTACTCGACAGTGCCCTACACAACGGGCACAGGATACTCACTGAACACGACGGCATTCACTGGCGCAGTGTTCTCGACCGTGCCGACCAATTTCGGCACCGCATGCTACACCGTAGGGATCGGCATCACCAGCGAGGACGACACGCTGGCGGCCGTCGTCGGCGCGGAGTGCAAACTTGCCGGGCTGGAGGAGGCCGATATCTCCGTCAGCGCGCTGACCTCGTCCCTCCACGGGTATCGAGTCTCCACCGTCGGCGCCATCCGCGGCGCGTTGGAGCCGCTGCAGGCCGTGTGGCCGTTCGATCTGCGCCAGCACGGCTACGTCGTTCAGTTTTTCCCGCGTGGGGGCGCCTCGGTCGCGACCATACCGGAAGATGACCTCGACGCCCGCCCGGCCGGCCAGCCCGCCGGCGTGCGCATCACCACAGCGCGGGAAATCGATGCCCAACTGCCGCGGCGCGTCACCGTGCGGCATCTGGATCTCGATCGAGAGTACGACACCGGCGCCCAGTACGCCGAGCGTCTCAATAGCTCGGCGATCAACGAACGCGTCCTCGATCTGCCCGTCGTGCTCACCTCGACCGAGGCGGCCCGTGTGGCCGAGGTCCTCCTCTACCTCTACTGGCGCGAGCGCTACGAGGTGGCGATTACCCTGCCGCCGACCTACGCGCACCTCGAACCGGGCGACACCATCACGCTGGAAAGCGCCGCGGCCGGCAGTATGCGGCTGCGCCTTACCTCGGTGCACTACACCAGCGAGAGCACGCTAGAGTGCACCGCCCGGTACGCCGACGCCGCGATATACACCTCGTCGGCCGCCGGCGGGGGATCGGCAGTCACCGGGAGCGGAACCGTGCGGCCGATTGTCGCGACATCCTATGTGCTGCTCGATCTGCCGACAGTGAGCAGCAAACAGTCAGGCCCCTCGTTCCTCGCCGCCATGTCGGGCGCCAGCGGATGGCCGGGCGGCGTACTGATGCAATCGACAGACGCCGGCGGCACGTGGGAAGTCCTGCGCGATTTCTCGGCGCCCGGAGCGACGCTCGGCGCCTGTGAAAACGCCCTTGTCGCCGTCGAGCCGCGTCTGGTCGACCACACCGGCGTCCTCACCGTCAACCTGCGCCAGGGCGCGCTGTACAGCGTCAGTCGCCTGGCCATGCTCGGCGGCGCAAACGCCTGCGCCTACGGCGCGCCCGGCCGGTGGGAGATTCTCGCCGCGCAGACCATCACCCCGCTCGGCGGTACGCGGTACGCACTGCAGGACATGCTGCGAGGTCTCGCCGGTACAGAGTGGGCCATGGGGCTGCACGCACCGGGTGACACGCTGCTGCTGCTCGACCCGGCCGACGTGGCCGTTATCGAGGCCGCCACGGCCGATATCGGTCGCCCCTACCTCTACAGAGGAATCACGCTCGGCCGCGACATCGGCACCGACACCGATCGGCAGTTCACCTACCAGGGAGTGAACCTCAAACCGCTGTCCCCGATCGCGCTCAACGGCAGCCGGCATCCCACCACGGGCGATTGGTCCCTGACGTGGGTGCGTCGCACTCGCGCCGGTGGCGAATGGCGCGATTTCGTCGACGCAGCGCTGTCCGAGTCGTCCGAGCAGTACATCGTCGATATCTACGCCGACGCCGGGTACACCACCGTCAAGCGCCGCATCACGGCGAGCACGCCGGCGTGCGCGTACTCGAGCGCTCTACAGGTGGCCGATTTCGGCGCCAACCAGGCGACGCTCTATCTGAAACTCTACCAGGTCTCTGCGGATGTCGGGCTCGGGTATTCGCTCACCACTACCATCACGAGGTAACCATGTCGAACAGCACACAATTTCTCGACCTGATAGCCGTCGCACAGGCGTCCAAGGAAGTCACGGCAAACGCCCTATTCGACGCCATGAGCCCCGCTGCCATTTTCGGACGACGGGAGGCCGGCTGCTCAGGTCTGACCTGGGCGTATTACGGCGGATGGATGTACACCACCGGCGGCGCGCTCCAGCAGATCCAGAATGGCAGCGTCACACTTACCGCAAGCGCGAACAACCGAATCGAGGTCGACAACGCCGGCACGGTGTTCGTGCATACAAACGCCAATTTCACGTCCGGCCGGCTGCCGCTCTATCTCGTCGTCACCGGGGCCGCGTCCGTCACCTCGTGGCAGGACTACCGAGCGCTGCCGTGGCCGATCCCGCTGTTCTCCCGCGCGGTAGAGACCGTGACCACCGCCGACGTCACAGTCACGCTGTCCGCACGCGCGGACTACATCGAGGTCACCGGCGCGCTCACCGGAAACCGGAATTTGATCGTGCCCGCAAACGGGCAGTGGTCGATTTTCAACAACACCACGGGGGCATTCACCCTCACCGTCAAAACCGCATCTGGGACCGGGGTTGCGGTCGGGCAGACCAAACTCTGCATCCTGATCGCCGACGGTACGAACGTCGTCAGACTCACCCCCGATGTGTAGGAGGAAAAATGACGCCATTTGAATTGCAGCTTCTGCAAACCGCCTGGCCGTGGATTTGGGGATCGATTTCGCTGGCGCTGCCGGCTGCGGTCGGGTACTACATGCGGCAGCAGGCAAAACAGCTAGCCGGCCTCGCCGGATCGGTCGCCTCCATCGGGGCCAAGTTCGCTGAGCTTGAGAAGCAACTGATCGAAGATCATGCGATTCTGCGGCAAAAGATGCTCAAGATGGACAGCGAGCATAAGGAGAGGATCACTGCACTGGAAACGGAAAATCGGCTACACCATCCCGGCGGGATGTTTCGCAGATCCTCCGATCAGCGTCCAAAATGGGATGAAGATTCTGACCTCAATATCGCCGGTCATGGCCCGGTATAGGCGGGCTCGAAAGAAATAGCCAGATGTGAAGAAGCCGCCCGTAGGCGGCTTCTGTGTCTGTGCCCTTTCGAAGCAGGGGTCCCGCCGCGGCGACACAACCACGGCAGCAAGTGCAGTAGCGCCGGAGCCTACCCGGCTGTGGCACACGCGCGCCGGCCCGTGTGATACGCATCGCATGGTCGCGTGCCCATGCGGTGGCGGTGGTGCTCATGGCGCGCGCTCTCGCGCCTCGATGGCTGGGTACTAGTTCCCTGGCGCCGGCTCGCTCGGTTGCCCTTCGATTGCCGCGCGCTACGCTGCAATCCGGCCGGTTTCCCCGCCATTATCCTGCTCTGCTGCTGCAGGATTCACCACTTGCCGGGAATCGCTCCCGGCCATCATCGCCTCACGGCGATTCCAACGGCCGGTCGCCCGGCCGCGCGGTAGAGTGGAGTGCTCGCCCGTTGCCGGGCTTCTTTCTGTGAAAGCGGCGTCTGCACTCCGCTCAGCCGCCCTGCCTACCGCCAGGGCCGCTCCGGGGTTGCCCCCGGATCACACTCTTCAACACGAGGGGCAGGTTTCTCTGGCGTTGTTCCTCATGCCAGCCGATGAAGCGCTCACGCGGGGCGAGCTTCCAGGCGCTGGCGGCGAAGCTCAACAAGGCAACCAGGCGCTCGCCGGCGAAGACGAAGTAGCGAGTCTGACTGCCGGCCATCGGGGTGTAGCCGAGATAGTGGTAGCGGGCGATGTACTCGTTCCACAACCGGGACTGGGCCGAACCGGCGACCTGGCACAAGCGCAGCGGCGGTAGTTCATGCACCGCGTTGGTCAGCACGGGCTGTGGATCGGTCGCTGTGGTGGCGAGATACTTGGGTTGCCGAGGGGGGCCCCTGCGTGCGGCCGGCAAGGAGAAAAGGCCGTCGGCTTGCATGCGCAGCATGGCCACCCGGCAGGTCATGTCCTTCAACTCGCCATTCGGCTTGCGCCACTGGAGCAGGAAGCAGACCTGGCGTGAGCGTTGCGCCCGGCTGGCGCCGGGATGGGCTTCGATCAAGTCGCGAATCGTCTGCAGTTCTTCGGCAGTGAAGCGTCGTCCGCAATAGGGCTTCATGAGCTGTCGATGGATTCGGCTTCAGCGACCCCGGCATGCCGCATCCGGGCCAGACGGTCGGCGTCCATTGTCCAGGGGAGGAAGGCATGCAAGCTTTCCGGCGGCTGACCACCGTTCGCCGCGCAGGCTTCCAGGTACGCCGTCAGCCATGTCCGGGGATTGATCCCCCACAGGCGCATCGTCATCAGCAAGCTGAACATCATGGCCGCGAGTGTGCCGGCCCACTGACTGCCGGAACCGAAGAAGTTCGACTTTAGCAATGGACATTCGGCAAGTCATTGATTTGACTATTTGCTACCGAAAGATCAAAGTAAAGGCCGATGCCACCGATGCCGGCCAGGCATGCGCTACGCAGCAAGGATGTGCGTACATGTCACAGCCCGTCGCCGAAACGCCGACGAGTTCCACGAGGGGGTATGAATGCTCACCAAACTGACCATCAAGAACTTCAAGCGATTTGACGAGGTTGAAGTCGTTCTGGGCAAGTCCGTCGTTCTCATCGGCCCCAACAACTCGGGAAAGACAACCGCGCTGCAGGCGCTGGCGCTCTGGGAGCTGGGTCTGCGTCGGTGGACTGAAAAGCGTACGGGCAAATCGACCGCACTCCAGCGGCAGGGCGTGGCGATCAACCGGCGTGATCTGGTGGCGGTTCCCGTTCCCGTCGCCAATCTGCTGTGGCGCGATTTGCATGTGCGCAACATTGACCGGCAGGAGAACACGCCGAAAACGCAAAACATTCGCGTCGACATTCTGGTCGAGGGCATTATCGATGACCAGGCGTGGTCGTGCGGACTCGAATTCGATTATGCCAACGAAGAGTCGTTTTATTGCCGCCCGCTCCGGCTCGAGGAGGGAAAGCAGCCCGAGCGGATGCCTATTCCCGAATTGGCGACAAAAGTCAGAGTGGCATTGCTGCCGCCGATGTCCGGTCTGGCAGACCGGGAGTTCATCAAACAACCGGGGGAAATCGGGGTCTTGATCGGGCAAGGCCAAACTGCGCAGGTGCTGCGCAATCTGTGCTACCGGGTTTGCTGGCCAGACGACAAGGCCGCCAAACCGTCCGCGGACTGGATGGCCCTGTCCGCGCAGTTGTCACGCCTGTTCGGCGTGAAATTGCATCCCCCGAAGTTTGTTGCCGAACGCAGCGAAATCGTCATGGAGTACGCGGAAAAATCCGGCACGCGTCTGGATATTTCTTCTTCCGGCAGAGGCTTGCAGCAAACCCTGCTGATTCTTGCACACTTGTATGCAAACCCGCGGACGGTCTTGCTTCTGGATGAACCTGATGCACATCTTGAAGTGCTGCGTCAGCGCCAGACCTACCAACTCATCAACGACCTTGCCGAGGAAAAGGGCTCGCAGATCGTCGCTGCGAGTCATTCCGAGGTGGTGCTCACCGAAGCGGCGAATCGCGGCATGGTGGTGGCCTTCGTCGGCAAACCCCACTTATTGAATGACCGGGGTAGCCAGGTGATGAAGGCGCTCACGGACCTGGGCTGGGATCAGTACTATCAGGCAGAGCAAACAGGCTGGGTGTTGTACGTCGAAGACTCTACGGATCTGGCCGTTCTCAAGGCATTCGCCAGAGTCCTGGAGCATCCCGCACAAGCGCTGCTGGACATGCCTTTTGTTCACTATGTCGCAACCAACCTGCCACAAAAATCCCGCGATCACTTTAACGGTCTGCGTGAAGCCAAGAACGATTTGGTGGGCATCGCCTTGTTTGATCGCCTCGACCGTGCGCTTCAGACTAATGAGAATCTGAACGAAGTGATGTGGTCCAGGCGGGAAATCGAAAATTATTTCTGCACACGTGAGGTGCTGACCGCGTGGGCTGTTCACGACGTGGCGGATGACCTCTTTGGTGTTGCCGAACGGCAAACTCGTCTGGCGGCCATGGAAAAGGCGATCGACGAAGTGACGCATCTGTTGGACATCGACGAAAAGTCGCCCTGGTCACCTGATGTCAAAGCCACAGACGAGGTTCTGGATCGCGTTTTCAGGATTTTTTTCAAGGAAATCAGCTTGCCCTTGTCTTTCCGCAAGCGCGACTATCACTTGCTTGCCGGGTTCTTATTGAAACCGCAGATCGATCAGGAAGTCGTTGAAAAACTTGACGCGATCGCCGCAGTCGCGGCGCGCGCCAGACCGGGTGGTTGGTGAGGGGTGATCCCGAGCCGACCACTGACCTCAGACCGCCCATTCCATGCAACCCTTGATCGTCGCCAATGAAGTTCGTCGCAGCGTCGCCGATTTCCTGACCACCGCGTTTCCATCGACGACGCCCGGTTTTCAGGGGCTGATCGACCGCTTCCTGGGGCAGCCCGGCAATCTGTTTCGCGGGCCCTATCTCTCGGTGGCGCTGCCTTTCCGCACCGGTGCGGCAGGCAAGACGTTCTCCTGGTTGCCGGCGGCCTTCACGCCGCATGCCCATCAGTCGCGAGCCTGGCAGCGCCTGGCGGGAGAGGATGCTCGCTCGACCCTGGTGGCCACCGGCACCGGCTCCGGCAAGACCGAGTGTTTTCGATCATCAGCAGCATGGCTGCGTTATGTCCTTGATTCTATTAGCCACATCATTTGAAATATGCAAATCTTATCCGGCTTGTTATCCGGTTTTTCTGACGCTGCTCCTTTTTCTGGGCATGCGAGTGGCTACCTGTTCTGCGAATCGCGCATTATCCATCGTCCTGCCACGGCCGGCAATAAAAGGAAAATGGGCCGATCGGCCCCTTCGGTTCTCGCCATGCATGTCAGGCCGCCAGAGGATGTTCTTCCTTGTCCGCCATTCTGCCGGCCTGTTTCAGAATCCAGTTCTGCACGTCGGATTCCAGCCAGCCCGAGGCATGCGTCCCGAGCTTGATCGGTGGCGGGAACTGGCCGGCCTTGATCCGGTTGTAGATCGCTGACTTCTTCAGGCCAACCTTGTCGAGCACCTGGGGTAGACGCAGGATTTTGTCGGTTTGACTCACTTGAATACCTCATCTTCACGGTGCGTGTGGTCAAACATGTCAAGAGTCATTTCGTCGCGCGGAGGTGGTATCGCGTCACCGGCCAGAACGAATGCCGTACAGCACGGCTGCCCGTCCCGTCCGATCTGCCATTGCTGCGGATATGCCGCATCATCGACGTTGTAGCGCTGCGTCTTGGCGATGATGTCGCAGCACTCGGTGTCGTCGCACTCTTCGATGTCGCATCCGTCGCGCATGGCTTTGTCGCGCTGGCACTGGCGGCACCATGCCGCGAAGAAGGAATCGTGATCTGTGTCGGTGCGCGGTTTGTACTTTTCGCCAGATCGGTCTTGCCCCAGTATCGCCGCAGCGTGCCATGGATAAAGTGCGTGCGTCATGCTGCCCACCTCGTCCTGAACGTGATGATGTCGCGGGCCGTGGAGACTCCGCATCCGAATAGTGCGGCCAGCGTCGAGTAACCCCGACGCAATCGCTGGACCTTCCATTCCGCATAGATGGCCCGCATCTCGCGGACTTGCGAGTCAGTCAGCTTGGCCCGATGATGCCTTTCACCGCACCGGTGGCCAGTGTGGTTGCGAGCGATCACGGGCACCTACGGTCAGGGAATATGTAACGTTTCTCAAATTGGTTTCCTCTCATTCCGTGCATGCGCAGTCTGACCCGGATCTTCAGTTCGCTGGTACACAAGCGCATGACCGGATTCGGCAGGACGCCTTTACGTCCGATTAGGTCCGAGAATGGCTCGCCGTTCCTGCTGGCGAGCTGATAATCGACCAGCTTCCACCGTTGCTGCGGTTCGTCATGGTCGGCATACTCCAGACAAGCGATCGGAACCTGCCAGCGCTGGCCGCATTCCTGGACAAAATCAAGCGTTTCAGGCAGCTCCTTGCCGGTGTTGGCGAACAGGACATGCACGTCTTCGGGAAGCTGTCCGTCGTAGGCGTCCAGAATGCCCCAAAGCAGCATTCCGCTGGTTCTTCCGCCAGAGAACGAAATGACCGCAGGGCCGTCGATGCGAAGCGCGTTGGTGTTCATGACGAACATCCTGGAGTAACACTCAGCGCCACCGCCACCGGCCGCACCCAGATCGGCGCCGCCGACAGCATGAATGTTTCTCCCGACCAGGCCAGCAACAGCGTGGTACCCATTACTCCGGCGATTGCCTCCGCGGCGTCCGGCGGTACCGCGTTACCGATGCGCTCGCGCCAGTCGCTATCGCTCAATCCATCCAGTTGGAGGTATTCCTCTGGATCAACGAGCGATTGCAGCGCCGCCAGCTCTAGCGTCGTGAAAGGTCGGTGCCAGGTGCCGTCCAGCGAGCGGATCACTGCGACCAGCTTGTCATTGGCCACCGGCATGCGCGGATCGGCGACAGACCACCGGCCGTTGTCGTGGCAGGCTGCCGCTGACACGGCGCCGCTCGGTTCATCCCAGCGGGCCACGCCATAGTGGCCGCCGGTCAGGTAGTGGTCTCCCTTCTGCGGGATGCCATTCGGGCGCGGGTCAGAGACGCACTGGCCTGAGCCGTGCGCTCCGGTGACGGCGCAGGCTTCACGGCTCCATTGAACGATGCGGAACCAGTTGGAGTGCTTCGCAGGACCGTAGTGGCGCGGGTCTGCCACCGAGAATCCGCCCTGAATCGGCGAGCGCTGCCCGGTGACCGTGCCTGTCGATTCATCCCAGCTGCGAACGCCGAGATGTCCATATTCACCACCAGCTTGGAAACGCGGGTCGGCGATCGAGAAGTTTCCATTGGTTGCCCGGCTGTTCCCGGCGACGGTCCCGGCCGGCTCGTTCCAGCGATTCACGCCCAGGTAGCCTCGGTGGTACTCGGGCACGATCAGGTAGTCGCGCAGGACACCATCCTCGACCGCCAGCTTGTTCAGGCTGCGCCAGTCGCTTCCGGCCTCCACGAAGGCCAAGCGCACCCACGTCTTCCACTGGAGCGCGGGAACGCTGTGCATCGGGCCGCCGGCTTGGTCGCCCGGTAGCGGCATGCGATCGAGGACGGTGCCAACGGCCGCGAGGCTCTTCTTCTCCGGCTCGTACAGGAACGGCGGCACCTTCTCGACGTGACGAGCGACCAGCAAGAACCGCTTGCGGCTTTGTGCCAAACCACCGATCTCGCCACAGTCGTGCGTCGTTTCTGCCACGGCATAGCCATAGTGACGCAACAGATCGCCGATCTGGTCAAGAAGGTGCCTACCTCGGTTGGCGATGCGTGGAACGTTCTCGAAGACGATCAGTTCTGGCGGCTCGTCGGCGAAGGCCTCCAGCATCAACCAGACGCCGCGAAGCGTCAGGCGGTTCAGAGCCTGATACTTGGCCGTCTTGCTGCGCGTCTCGTTGAGCAGTCCCGAAAATCCTTTGCATGGCGCCGACAGAAACACGATGTGCGGGTACTCGCCGCCAGCCGCCGATCGAATGTCTGCCGGGCCGGCTTCGCGCCATCCCGCTGGCGGTTCCATTCCGTGGAAATCCGTGAACTGGCTACGGTCGAAGAGGTCCAGCACCGTGCCCCGCGTGCCGGTCAAGCGCTCGAAATCGCGGATGGCCGGTGCATTGACGTCGACACCGCCCACGCAGCGGAACTTGCCGACCATGTTGCCAACTCGCGGCGAGGCCTTATTGAAGCCCTTGGCGCCGCCACCGAGACCGCAGAACAGGTGGAAGTGGCGGATTTCGCGCACGTCGTCGTGGGCGAAAGTGAATTCCTCGCAATTCACTCGGCATGCTCCAGCAGCAACTGCAGTGCGCGCTCGTTGAACAGCGCCTTGGCGTCCGCAGGATTCAACGGCAGAATGCGCTCTGCGAGCGGAACCACGCCGTACACGCTGGCCCATGCGTTAGCTTCCTCGGGCATCAGATCCCGCGCTTCGGTGATCAGCGCCACCACATCGGCCTTTTGAATATCCGGGTTGATGTGTGCTTGGAGTTCGAAGCGCCGGCGGATCACGTGATTCAGCCTGGCCTCTAGGTTGATGTAATTCGGGAGCATGGCCTTCAGCGGGCTCGGAACGTCTTTGAGATACGCCTCCGTCGCATCGTGCAGCAACGCCTCAAATGCGATGTCGGCAGGAACGATCCGACTGACCAGCACGCTATGCTGCGCGACGCTGTAAAACGCCCGGCACTGTCCAG